GAAATGTTCTAAATGGATGTAAGTAATAAACTGAGCTTATTGTTACTCTTATGGATTTTAGACAAAGTAATTATGTTAATTATGTTATGTTTAGTCAAATAATGGAGATAAATGGAACAAGAAGTTATAGAAAATTTGATAGGTCAATACGGCTGGATGGCTGTAATAGGCTTCTTTTTCCTAATAGGACGTAACACAATTGAGTCTCTTATAGAGGCTATTAAAGTTTTTGCTGGTGATGATTTAAATACTGATGATGTTATAATTTTTGATAGTAGACCAGCAAGAGTAGTAAGAGTAGGATTTTGGAAAACAATATTATTTGTTTACGAAGTAGGTTGCAGTAACGGAAAAGCATATGTAAAAGGTGGAAATAAGGTAGCTATACAAAATGATAAACTAAAAGATCATATGATAGAAAAACCGCTTCCAATGTTAGACTTAAAGAAGTGGGATAATTGCGAAGATGATTGAGTTTATTATACAGTTAGGACATTTTTTACTAGGATTTATAATAACATTTTTTGGAGGATTATATATAATGGGGTATTTAGATGAATGATACATTAAAGATTTTAGGCAATAACCCTGAAATAGGAATTACGACAACAATTGGAACAGGGTTAATACAATGTCTAAATGTATTAAATCCAATACTAACATTAGTATCTTTGATAATAGGTATTTCAATAGGTGCTTTAACATTATACAAATTAATAAAAGGAGGTAAATAGTGGCTACAATGACAGTAAGTATTAAAGAAGCTGTAACCATTAATGGTAAAGACCAAGGTGGAACTTATGCTGGTTTTACTACAACAATAACACAAGTAGAAAAAAGACTGCTTAATGCTACAACTACAGAAGTAACATTGTATGAAACTGCTGCGGCACAAAATGATGCAGAGGACCAAGCATATGGAGGAGCTGCTTGGGATCATGATTCAGTAAAGTATGTAAGAATAAGTAATTTAGCAGGTAGTAGTAATTTTATATACATTATTGTTCAAAACAGTGCTAGTGATGAAGCAGTTTTTAAAATTTACGGAACAGAATCATTATTGCTATATAGGCATACAGGAACATTTGAAGCTGTAGCAGGTGCAGCAACTGCAAGTAATGTAGCTGATATTCAAAAAGTAAGTATACAAGCTGATACATCTACACAAGCAGTTGAATTATTTCTTGCTAGTAATGATGCAGCATAATTAAAGGAGAATAGATAAATGGCAACATTAAATGTGACTATAACAGAGTCATGTACATTAAACGGTAAAGATCAAGGTGGAACATATAGTAGTTTTAGCAATGCAAGTATTACACAAGTTACTAAAAAAATAGTTAAATGTTTACAAAATACAGAAGTAGCGTTATATAAAACTGCAGATGGATTAGCTGATGCAACTGGAGCTGCTACATACAAAGAAGGTTCTATAAAGTATGTAAGAATAACTAATAACGCATCTAGCAATTATGTTTTGTTAATGCTAAAAAACATTGCTAATGAAGAAGTGTATTATAAATTAGGAGCAAAAGAATCATTTTTATTACACTCACATGATGGAGCTTTAGCTGTTGGTGGTGATACTGATGACCCAGCTGTTGATGCTAATGATGATGATATAGAACTTGTAGTAGCAGAAGCTAAAGATGGTGCATCTGAGCTTGAAGTATTTATAGCAAGTATAGATTAAAATTAACACTAAATAAAAAAGGAGAAACAATGCCATACGGAAAAGGTACATATGGAAGTAAAGTAGGAAGGCCTTCTAAAAAGTCTAAAATGATGGGCAAGAAAAAGGCTATGAAAAAGAAACCAGGTTATAACATTACACGTAACATAGGTGGCGGTTATTAATGATTGGTCAAAAATTAATAGTAAATATGATTATTAAGCAAGTAATAAAAGCAATCAAAAAAGCGTCTGATAAAGAAATAGCAAGTGATCATGAAAAGAGAATTGTCAAGTTAGAAAAAGATTCACATCCACCACAAGAATATGTCTGTTGTAAAGACTGTGGTTGTAGAATATCAAAAACAAACAATAAATAAAGGAGAACACAATGATGTCATTTATTACAAGTAATTGGGAGTATGTATTACTAGCTCTATACGTAATAGAAAAAGTAGTAAAACTTAGTCCCTCTAAAAAAGACGATGTAATATGGGATATGGTTTTAAAGCCAATTGTTGACAAAATAAAATCTAAATAGGAGGACTAATGTCTTTAGTAAAGAATATAAATAAAAGAAAGAAAGCAGGCACTAGTCGTTCTAAAAAAAACACAACTATTTCCAAAACAGCTTATGCTAATATGAAGCGTAATTGGGGAAAGAAGAAGAAGAAATAATGCCAAAAAAGACATGGAATATTAAATCTTTTGCAAAGGGAATGAACTTTAAAAACACTAGCAAAGATATAGAGCCAGAAGGCTTTGAATTCTCTAACAACTATATATCTTTTAGTGAAGGTAGTATATCTACTGAAGGTTTATTTGATAATGTTCCAGGTCTAAGTCACGATGTTGGTTGTTTTCAAGAGAACTTATCTTTTCAGGGGACATCAAACTTATATAAAGTGTTCCCTGAAATGGGGTTTAGAAGATTTGGAAGAGCTCAATATGCATCTAGTGGTACTAAGTGGAAAGAAGAAGGAAGTACAAATGATGATTTTACAGTAGCTCATGGATTAGATGTAGGTTTGAAAATTGTTATTATATCTTCAGGAGATCATATTGTTTCAGATAGTGGAAGTAGAAATGCTAGTCTAATTAGCACAACAGGAGTTGTAAGTAATGTTATTGATTATAATGAATTTCAAATAGCAGAGTTAGGAGTAACACCTGATGATGGAGATGAAATATTTTATGCTATATTTTCAGACTATGATACTGATTTATATTTAAATAGCAATCCTAGTGTTTCTATGAATGAAAACAAATTTTTATTTAGAGGAAGTCAAGGGAAATTTGGTATATATAACATAGGGCAATACAAAGGTTGGTTTGGTAGAACTATTGATAGTAATGTTAATGCATTTGGAAATGATAGTTGGTTTTTTGATTCACGCTATTTGTGGGATACTCAACAACATTCAAGATATGGTTTAGAATCAGAGATTTCAAGCACATTAATAAATGATGCATTTTATGAAGGAAATGTTTTTAGATTATCTTTAGAAAGCCCTAATCAGTATTATGGGGGGAGATGTAAAAGGCCAGTAGGTTTATATGGAATAGATAGAAGACAGCATAGATTTTCAGAAGGAGAATCTGTAATTTTTAAAGGATGGTATCCATTACGTTCACATTGCTTAGCTCCTCACGAATATCATAGATTAGATGATTTAACTACTGAAGATACAAGTGGCAATACAGATTCATCTAACGATTTAACATTTTACAAAGGCGGTGGTACTATTGCGGTAGATGCTAATGCTGGAACTACAGATTTATTAGCAACTGCTGCTGGAGACCCTACAGGTCCTGCAGGTTATAATTATCCTGCATCTGGTCCTCTTGTTAATCAGGTTGCCATGTCTATTGCTCATGGAGAAGGAACTTCTTTAGATGCTCCAGGAGATTGGCAGTTTACTACAGGAAGTGTACATGAAAAATTAAAATTTGGAATATCTTTTATATATGATACTATTCAAGATGAATTTGGATTAGAGTCATCTATATCTCCAATTACAAACACTGATGGAAGTGATGGTTGGGTAAGTATGTCTGGAGATAGTCCAACTGTAGATAAGGCTTTAATATTGTGGTATTCTTTTTATAGAGGTGAAAATAATTTTATCGATAATCAAAATATGATGTTTGCAGATTCCTTAGAGTCTGGAGTAGCATCTCCAGCAGTTTCTAGTATTGGAGAATTTAGAGGTTCTGGAATGAACAATGGTTATTCTAATAGTAAATGTTGGAATCCTCGAATTGTAGGAGCTAGAATATATCTAATGGGAGATTTATCAGGTAAAGATGCAGATGGTTACAATGAATTTCAAGAGCCTTTATTTTTAGCTAAAATTGATTTTGGTGCTAATAAATATGGTCAATCACATGACAATATTCAATCTTCAGCTTGGACTAACAATAGCAATAACGCTACAGGCGTATGGGGACAACAAATAGTTATTCCTGGTGTTCCTGTATTAACATATAAACTAATGAATGGCTATGATTATGATGATAGTATACATTCTTGGTATAAAACATCAGCTATTGTAAATAGAAAATTATATGCAGGTAATGTATCTTATTTTGATACAACAGAAGTAGATTGGGAAAAAAGAAAGCCAGTTAATAAACCTGATAGAATTTTAGTATCACCTACTAATAAGTTTGATATTTTACCATCTAAAAACTATCTAGACGTTATGATAGGCGATGGTCAAGATATTGTCAAGCTTCAAGCATTTAATTCTGAATTATTAGTTTATAAAAATGATGATATGTTTATTATTAATTGTGAAGGTGAGTATGAAATATTAGGGTCTACAAATTACAATATGGGTGTTAGTGACTCAATGAAAGTTACTAAAACACCTAATGCTATATATTGGATAAATGAAAGCGGAGTATGGGGATATGATGGAGAAAATGCTATCTCAAATATTATTCAAGAGACAATGGACAGTCAACAATGGTCTAAAGAAATATACAGTGAATCTAGTTTTATAGAGTATGAACCTAAGCTATCAATGTTATTTATATTTACACGCTACCAAGGAGAAAACTATAGTAGTTCAATGAATCCTAGTAATATATTATGCATTAGCACTACAAACGGTTCTATTTTCTTTAAAGGAGAATTAGCTATTAATAATTTAAATGCTATACCGTCTGGTTGTATAGTAGCTGATAATAGTTTATATACAGCAGTATCTAGTGGTGTTAATGCTAATCAAGGATTATTAAATGTTTCTAATGTTACATCTCATGCTATTCCTGTTAGACAGTCTGGTATATGGGAATTTACTCTAGATATAGCAGGAGCTAATGATTATCAGTTTGTTGGAAATGAGTATAAAAGACTTATAGTTAGATATAGATCTAGCGAAGTTTCTGAAGCTGATAATTGGGATGCTGTTAATAGTAATGATTTTGCAGTTCCTAATATAAGTGATCCATCAGTTACTACGATAGAAGAAATTCAAAATTTAATTAACATACAGTTAGACCATTTTAATACTAGTGTTAATAATTCGGTGTCTACTGACACTCATCCACTCGGTTCTACTCCTGAATATGCAGATATATATGAATGGAACTTAGATGCGTCTATTGTAGATAATGGTCTAGGTGGTTGGTTAGTTACTTATTATTTATATTTAACAGCTAAAGTTTTAGGAGCTACTAATAATTTAACCGATACAGGTTCTGGTGCAGCACTATTAGCAGCTAATGCTACAAATAGTGTATGGGGTGATACTGCTGTAGCTTTTTCTTCTACTTCTGACCCAGCAAATTGCAGAGTATCTGCTGCTAATACGTCATCTTTTCAACAAATTCAACATATAGATGGAGCTGATGTTACTAATGGAGTATGGAACATATTTATCAATAGAAATAATAGTACGCATACAGGAGAAGCTTTTGCATTAAGAGCTAGATTAAACGATACTGATACTGCTACTTCTGAAATAGATGAAACTAGTTTTTATTATACTACTAGTGCTGATGGAAGCGGTAATGATGCAGTTAATAGTACTAGAGCTACAACAGGATTTAGAGATGCATTAGCATCAGATGAATTTTGGAGTACATATTTTACAATAGGAGCAATTACTACTGGTGATCAAACTGCTGTTACTGGATTAGCCGCTGTAGGTAGTGATCATTATCAATACTTTACTATAACAGCTAAAGGAGATAGTTTTCCTACTTCTAATTTTGAATTAACATTTATTGAATCTTCAGATACTGGAGGCAAGCTATATAAATTTAATCCTCAAGCAAAACATCAAACTCAAAATCAATTAATTACTAAAACTATAGATTTTGGTCAACCAGGGGTTAGAAAAAAAGTATATAAGGCATATGTTAGCTATAAAACTGGAGCTGTTCCAGCAGATAACATTACAGTAGAATATATGATTAATGGAAATGGAACCTGGAATACTGCAGTCTTAAAAAACGGAAACAATGAAACAGTAAGTATTGTACCAGCTTCTACTGAATGGAGTAGGTTTACAATAGAAGAAAATACTACTACAAGAACAAATAGCATATATTCTATACAATATAAAATCAATGGTTCTAGTTATGTAGAAATTGATGATATGAGTATCATATACAGAGAAAAACCTGCAAGATAATGAAAATGAAGTCTAGGTATAATAATTCTTTAAATAGAAAATCTTATTTAAATAAAGGTGTTCCTTCTAATGCTGAAGGAAGAAATGGAGACTCCTTATTATGCTTATTAAATAAAGGCGTAGTTTTATGTTATAAAATAGAAGGTCAATGGAGAGAATTGGCATTTTTTAGAGATATAGACATAACACTTAATAAGATGTCTTTAAATGAATTAACTATATCAAGTTTAAAACCAATAAGTAGTGATACTGATAAGTTTTTAATGTCTGACAATGGAACTATTAAGTATGTTACAGGTGCTAATTTATTATCTTATATAGGTGGTTCAAGTACTACAGGAACAGTAACATCAGTTGGCACTACAGGAACAGTTAATGGATTAACATTAACAGGTACTGTAACTACGTCAGGCAATCTTACATTAGGTGGTACACTTGCTATTAATAATGGAGATTGGAGTGGTACAGATTTAGCAGTTGCAAATGGAGGAACTGGAGCATCTGATAGCAATGCTTGGTTAAATAGTAGAATTACAACTAATGCAAATGGTAGTTTAAATTATGATGCTACAGGAGCTACAGCTGTTAATCATAATAGTTTAACAGGTTATGATGCTGATGAGCATATAGATTGGACAAGTGCTAGTGCAGGAACTATAGACGCTTCTAATTATACAAACACAACTTACAGCGTAATGGCATCTGGTAATTCTTATGCAGCTGGATTAGTTGCAGCAGGAAGTGGAACTCATAGTAATCAATTTCTTAGAAAAGATGGAACTTGGGTTGTTCCTGAAAATGATAACACGAATCAATTAACAACATTTACAGTATCCGCCACAACTGATAGTAATGCAACAACAATATCTCAAGGCGATGATTTAATGTTTACTGCAGGTACAGGGATTACTTGTGAAACCACAGCAGATGGAACAGTTACTATTACTAATACAGTATCTGCGCCAACTAATTACGTAACAAACGATGCAAACGATGAAATGGCAGGCAGCTTAACTTTAAAAAAAGTAGCTGATGATGCTACAGGAAGAAGTTTAGTAATTGAGAAGCATAGAGCAACTGCTACAACAGCTAATGATGATGATGTAATAGGGCAAATAGAATGGAAAGCATATAATGATGCAGGAACTCCTGAACTTGGTACATTTGCAGCAATAAAAACAACTGTTGTAGATGCTTCTAATGCAAGTGAAACAGGAATGATTGAGTTTCAAGTATTAGGGACACACGAATTTTCTGATGATAATACACCTGTTACTGCATTAAAACTAACAGGTATTAGTGGTAATTATGAACATGCAGATGTTCAGATAGGAACAGGATTACCATCAACAATAACAGGTTTATGTAGCACTGTTGACCTTAGAATGTATACAGCATACGATAGAGGTAGAATACTTTTAAAACCTGCAAACCCTACTGCTAGTACAACTGCTTCAATAACATTAGAATCACATGGAGATGCAGATGATTTATTTAAGATTGAAACAGCTACAACAGGTGTAACGACTATATCAACAGTTGATGATGGAGGTGCAGCAGCTCATATAAAATTTGAACCTGATGGTAGTTTTTTAATTAAAGAAACAGCATCAGCAGGTGCTTCTGTTGCAGCATATGGACAATTATGGGTTAAGAGTGATACACCTAATGAGTTATATTTTACTACAGATGCAGGGAATGATATACAGATTACAAGTGGAACATCTATGGCAGGTGGTGGAGGAAGTAGTGGTTTAAATTCAATAATAGCAGCAATGGTATTTGGATAAGGAGAATAAATGGCAAATGTAAATTTAGTAAGCACAACATCAATATATGCAGGTAATGCAGGTTGGAATTTATCCAATACTTTAACTGCTACATTATTAACTGTTGATGCTGAACATTTAGTTAAAATTAATAGAATTACTTGTGCTAATGTAGATGGAAATTCGCAAGCAGATTTAAATTTATATATAGATGGATTAGGTTCTGGAGCGTCAGGAGTAACTACTACAGGAGCAGATACTACTGTATATTTAGCTAAAACAGTATCAGTTCCAGCTGATTCTACTTTAGTTATATTAGATACACCTATATATTTAATGGAAGGTGATGTACTTAAAGGAGGAGCAAGTGCTACAGGTGATTTAGATTTATTTATATCATATGAAGTATTTGACGATGCATAATGGCTAAATGGAATGGAAATATTATTAGTAAAGATGCTAGGTATAGAACTCAAACTGTTAACCAAGCAAGAGGTATTTATAATTTAGATGAACAATTTATGCATCAAGGAAATACTAATTGGCCTATGCCTGCTACAGGGTTAGGTGATGATGCAGGTTACTGGTTTAGCGATTTAACAATTATAGAAACAACAACTTCTGCTGATAATAGTGATAATTATAGTTTTGCTACAACTTCATTGCCAGCAAGTGCGTCTCAAGGAAGAGTGTATCTTGCAGTACAAGTAACAGCTAATACTACATTTTATAATGATTTTTGCATTGGATGGGTTCAAATACCACATGATAATGGAAATAGTTTAAATACTACTGGAGATGCATCTACTAATGTTGATTGGCAAATGGATACTTCTGGAACTAGTTGGCAACGTGGTTCAGCAGTTACATCTTCAAATGATACTTTATCATCTGTTTCTGGATATACTTGGACTAATATAGCTAATGGAAGTACTGTTAATAGATGGAATAGAGCAACAAGTACAGGAAGTCAAAGAACAGGAGCTCAAGGTGGTATGTCTGAAGGGAGTGGATTTAATTTGATGGATGAAACATCATTTTTTACAGTTCCAGGAAATAATCCTACAAGTGTAGAACAAACTAATAGTTCGTATTATATATATACAGAAACAAGTGGAGCTAATCAAGGCAGTATTATTTGGTGTAGAAGCCCTGAAGTAACATTAACAGGCAGTAATCATGTTTTAGTAGTAGCATACCATGCTTGCACAAGCTCAGGTGGAATAGGTATGACAAATACAACTTCTGAAAAATTATTAAGAGGATGGTGGCAAGAATCATAATGAAAGCATCTGATATAATAATGAGTCAATCTAACAATACTACAAGTTTAGATTTTAGTGCATTTAGTTCTATGCAAGAAAATGATTATTTAGAATTAAATATTAATAGCATATCAATAAAATTAAATGTTAGTAGTAATATGTCTACAAATGATTTTACAGAATGGTTAGCTAGTAATTGTAATAATAATTATGATTTTTATAGCATAGCAACTGCTAGTAGCAATAATGCTATCTTAAGCATAGTAAATAAAACATCAGATCAATTGAGTGTTGATTATGATTTTAACAGATAAAAGTATTGCATATATTGTATAGATATAATATATTACATAGATTAAAAATGTTATTTTTAGAAAGGTAAAGTATGGCAAAGTATCGTTTTGGTGGTGGAGCAAGTGCAGGTGATGTTCTATTGGCCGTAGATAAATCAAGAGAAGATTATAAAGAATTAAAGGCTTATGAAGATTATTTAGCAAAACTAAGAAGAGATGCTAAAAAGAAAAAAAAGAGTGGATTATTAGGATCTGTTCTAGGAGCTGTTATTGGATTTGCAACAGGTGGTATAGGAACTGCTTTACTTGGATACGGAGTAGGAAAAGGAGCTGGTACTGCTGCTGAAGCTTTTAATGATTTAGATAAAAGTAAAAGAGAATTAAATAAACATGTTTGGAAGGGTGGCAAATTTAATCACAAAAGAACTACTTCATTGCGAGATATGTTAAAAGAAGATGCTAAAGAACAACAAAAAGCTGATTTAGTAAATGTTGCTTTAGATGTTGGAACAGCTGCAGTGGGATTTAAGGGAGCAGGAGGTCCTTTAAGCGAAGCAGCAAAAAAAGAATGGGGTGATTTAACATTTAGGGAACAATTAAAAACTTTAGTTTCTCCTGATAAAATGGTAAATGCTAGAGTAGATGAAATGGGAAAAGATGTACTAAGTCAAGAAGGTCAAGCTACATTAACTGAAATGTTAGAACCTAAAAATTTATTTGGAGGTAGTTTTACTCCTTTTAAAGGAGGAGCAGTAAGAACTATTTTTGATATGGCAGGTATGAATCAAGCAGTAGGTAAACAAACTGCTACTGATATAGGCAAACTAGCTGCATTAATTAATGCTAGAGAAAGTCTAGGAAGAGGTGACACTGACTTATCTCAATATTTATTACAGACTTTTTATAATTCTGATGGAAGTTCAAAAAAAGAAATTACACCGAGGTAAATAATGCCAGATTTTGAAGAAGGTTTAATAGATTTAAGCTGGGACTCTGATACACAGGAATTTTCTAATACAGCAAATACTGTTGATATAGGAGAAGCGTATTATAATTTAGATCCTTCTGCAAATACAGGCTCTAGTATGTTTTGGTATGATATATTACAATCTTATTTACCAAATGAATCTGGTACTCAGTATGAAAGTTTATATCATTATAATGAATTTATGAATAACTATAGTCAATATTTACCTGATAATTATCAACTAGGAACATCTAGATTAGAAAGAGGTAATAGATTATCTCAGCAGGGTAAAAATATATTACATAATGAATCAGTTAATGCAGCTTCTTCTGAAAGATTTAAAGGTGGAAGTAGTGGATTTGCTTCAAGTGGAATGCAAAATCAAATTGGTTCAGACATTTGGTCTAATTACACTAATGCAGCTATAGCTAGGAATATGAATCAAGAAGAAATGCAAGAAGGAGTATATTCAGAAATGGGTCAATCTGTGTTAAATCAAATGGCAAATATGAGTGAAGATGGTTATTTTACTAATGAAGATTCTGATTTTAACGCAGAGGCTTATAATCAGTTAAGCGATTCGGAAGGACTTAATACTCCAGAAAGTTGGAATGAATATTGGGAAACTACTGAAGGTAATGAATGGATAAATACAATGCAAGATTTTTGTAGTAACCCTGATAATCAAGGTTCTGAATACTACAGTATGTGCTCTGGGTTAGGATTTTAATGGCTAAACCTGACGATAATTTTACACCAGACCCAACAGGACAATCTTTATGGTCTCAATTATTACCTTTTTTATATGATAGTGAAGAAGGGACAATGTATAATCCTGAGTCTTGGCTTGCAGAGTATGGACAATATCTAACTCCTTACGACCCTGAGCCTGATTCAGTTATTATGGACTCATTAAAGCTAGCTAATCAAGATGCTCAAAATGCTCAATTAGAAAACATTGAAAACATTAGAGCTGGTATTGGATTATCAGGATTTGATGGTTCATATCTTGGTGATAGAGCAAAATTAGAAAGAGACAAATTTTCATTAGAATTACAAGCTAATTATTCTAACGCTTTATCAGAACAAAGAGCAGGATTACAAAACTGGCAAAATACTTTATACTCTGATTTAATTAATTTAGGTAATATGGATGCTTTTAATACAGAGAATGTTGAGCAAATAAGTAATCAAGATGAAATAGATTACTGGATGGCAGGAGATTATTTACCTCAAAGAGAAGAAGAATTGTTTAGTGCTCCATGTCAATGTCCAGATGGTGGTACGTCTGTTGCTTGTTGCGATAGTTATGACGATATAGATTACTCACCAGACCCTGCATATAATTATCCTGGAATGGGCTCACTTGAAAGTATGTCTTTTGAGGAAATGCAAGAATATTATATGAATAACGATGTTTATGACTCAGAATATGGAGCAAACTTACAATCAATGGTTGATAATTATGGTGGTTCAGAAAACATGCAAGATTGGTATAATCAAGCATATAACATGTTTGGTGATTGTGTAGCTGGTTCTCAAACAGAAACAGATTTACAAAGTTGTTATGATATATATGAAAATAGTTACCAGTCTGAAATTAATACTATCCAAACTAATGCACAAAGTTTTGCAGAACAACAAGCATATGAAAATTCTTTATTAGAAGATGAGCAACAAGGCCAAGATGTAGACATATCTGAAGAAATAGGAGATGATGCAATTGGCGAGATGAGTGATGACGATGATTACAATTATGATGATTATGATGTAGGTGATTACAGTTAATGCATAGTAAAAAACATAATTACAAGATAGGTTCTGGAGAAGGTATGTTTGAGACTAATGCATATAGAAAAAGGCCTACTTATGAAAGAGTTAATAGTTTTTTAGATGAAATGGGTTCTGATTTTTCAGACCATAATGTGTATTTATGGGGCTCTTGGCCTGATAAAAAACAAACTTGGGATGTAGATTTTTTATTAGAGAATCCAGGAGAATTAGACTATGAGCAAATGGAAACTATTTCTAAAAATGCTTTAAAGTCTAGTTTAAACAACAATCAATTTCTTGCTGACGTTGGATATACAAATAGGCCTATTGTGCCATTTAATAACTATAGGGATATGTATGCAAGGGGTAAACAACAATCTGCCCATAATGGCTATGTATTTGGCGATAAATGGATGGTTGATGATAAGTTATACAAAGATAGAACTAAATTTAAAAATGGAGTAGTAATACCAAAATCAAATAATATATTACAGGTTAATAGTTTGATGCCTTACCCTAAAATGATTAATGCTATAGAAAATAATCAATATGATAAGTATTATGCTAATAAACCTATATTAATTAAAAATAGAAAGAAAAGTTATGGGATATAAACAGGCTTACGATTTACATGTAAAAAAATTAGCTAATGATCCATTGAGCGTAGCCTTAGATGCATTATATAATATCTCTAGTGCTAAATACAAAGCAGATGATAGCATAAGACAAGAACGAGAGATAGAAGAAAAATTTAATAGAAATTTAAGAAGCACAGAAATTAGTAGATTGTCTAGTGCAAACCCAGATATATCTGTAACTGATTTTGGAAATCCTATATATAATGAAAGTGATTTTAACGATTATAAAAATGAAATAATAGAAAAGAAAAATTTAAACAAGATGGGCAGTCAATACAATCCTATCGATGGTGTTATGTCAAAAGAAGCACAACAAGACATGTTTACTTATGGAGACACTAGATATAGCTTAGATGATACAGAAGGCATATTATCTCAAGAAGATTTATTTAATTATGATGCTTGGTTATTAGGAGAAAATGGTTACGGAAGAGATGTTGCAAGAAAACATAACCATAGTGGCATTCTATATGAAACTGTTGAAGATACTGAATCTGCTTACTATGGTAAGTATATATTAGATCAAGGTGATTATTTTGATTTAAGAGAAAAAGGATTATTGTCAGATATGATACCAGATGCTTCAGGTAATTATATACTAGATGAACAAACAAGAAATGGTATTATAAAAAAATATAATTATTGGAGAGAAGGATTTGTTTCTTCTAGGTCATTACCTAATAAAAGTCAATTATCAAATTTAATATCAGATGAAAATACTAGAGATTTGCAATTTGAAAATGATTTAAGAGAAAATAAGAAATATGAAGGCGTGTTTGATCAATTAGATAATTGGAAAAATATACTCAATCCAAATACAGATGGACCTAGTATTATAGATGAAAATGGTGACTTTTCAGCAGACTATTTAGTTGATGGTGAACTTGTAAATGAAGCAATCAAACCAAAAGAGTTTATGGAAAGATACCCACTAGTATACAATTGGATGAAGAGTAATTTTACTATTGAATCATTATTTCAAGACATTAGTAGTAATGAAGACTTACAAACGCAATTAGCAGAAATACCTAATATTAAAGAGTATTTTTATCATTTATTTGGTCAGTTACAAAGTGTAGAGAGTGAAAGAAGAAAAGCAGGAATAGGCGTAAGTCAATATCAACATTTAAATAGTTCAATGATTATGGGCGAAGCTAGAGATAATGTGTTAAATGATTTAACTTCTAGCGAACTATTTAATGGTGCTCTTTATGATGAAAAAAGATTTAATGCATTAGATGCTTCTGAAAAGAAACTATTAATATCAAGATTGCGTGACTTAGAAGCTCAGTATGCTGATAGAAATAGTTTAAATTATAGTCCAAACTCATTGCAGTTTTTATCTTTATATGGCTATGGAGATGGAGCAACTATGCCTGGTGCAGCTTTGTACAATCTAACAAAAGAATTGAGAGGTAAATAATGGCAATGGATGACGAAATACAAGAATTGTTTAATGTTGCAGAGATTGAAACTCTTGGTGAATCTAAAATGGATAGTACTAAAAACGCTGAACTAGCAGAAGTAAATAGATTAGCTAAAATAGATAGTTTAATACAAGATAGTACTGACCAAGTTACAAAACATTTAAAAGATTATACTACAATAAAGGAAATAAATTTACTAGATAGTCAATTTAAAGATGAACAACCAATGTCTATATTGTTTACTAATGAAGATTATCAAGGTAGAAGTGAAGCAGAATTATATTCTTTATTAGAAGAAATGGTTGTGCATGAATCTACTACAAATGTTACGGATGATTATAAAAGATTTAATGTCCTTAGAGAAGATTTAGTGAACGTACACAGTCCTTATCAATCTGCTTTTACAGGAGGAACTTCTGACGCTGGATATGGCAATATGGTTCAAGGTACTATACCAGGAGAAACGTCACCTAGAGATATATCAGAAGATGATTCTTTAATTAATATAGGTAGTTATCTTCAAGGAGCTAATAGTATTGATGAAATGTGGCCATCTGACACTAAGCATAAAACTACTGGTGGTGCATGGTATGAATTAGGAGGTTTAAAAGGTGGAGGAGTTATGTTAGACCAAGATGAATTTTGGGAAACAGACCCTCATGACTTTAGAAGTGCTACTATAGCTAGAATGGTTGCAAGTGATCAAGGTATTAGAGATTTAGTTTTAGGAAGTCATAAATTTAATCAAACAACAAATAAGCATGAAATAACTGGTGGTATACTAGAGTTAATTAAATCTTTCGGATTGACTGGAGAATCTAATACTTGGGAAAGTATGAAAGAATTTGTTGGATTTAGGTCTAATGCTATGAAAATAGTAGATATGGCTTTAGAATCTAAAAAAGCAGGTAGAGATTATTTTTTAACTGGTAATTACAATAGTGAAAACAGTCCATTTGAAGTAGGAACACGATACCATCGCTCTGGAATTAGTAGAGAAATGCATGATAGGCTATCTAAGTATCCTGAATCTCAAAGAAAAATTATATTAGAAACATTACAAGATGCTGTAGATACAATATATGCTAAAGGATTAGCAATTGAAAAGCATGCTAATAATCTTGTAGATGAGTATGAGTCTTATGCTAAAAAGTTTCCAAATCAAAAAGGTTTAAATTCTACACTTCAAACTAATACTGCAAATAAAGATTTAGCTAAAGCTCAGCAATATAAATCTGATTTAGTTAATTCTATTGATGCTTATAAAAGTGTCTCAGGAAAAGATTTTGATGTTTATGAAGCATTAAATGCTCTATCTATGACACAATTAAATGAAGAGTTAGATAAGATTCCAGATGAGTCAAGAACACAAGCTGTTGATGATTACCTAATACAGTTAACCGAAAATACAGGCGCAGCATACTAAGAGGAGAAATATGAGTCTAGAACAAGATTTAGCTCAATTTTTGGCTAGAGATGAGAAAAGAAAAACTCAGCTAGGACAATTACCACAAGGATCATCTACTGATCAAATACTTCAACAAGAAGAATTACCAGTTCAAAATTCAGTTTATTCTAATGCGTTAATGAATAGTGCTGTAAATGCAGATAGAGGTCCTTTAGCAGAGTTTGTAGGTGAAATGGCTTGGGGTTTTGCTGATGAATATACTTTAGGTGGTCTTGGCATGGCTGAAGAATATGATTGGCTTGAAAGGTCTACAGGTTCAGAGAAGCCACAAGAACTGTTAGAAGGTTTTAGAGACTTAGCACAAGGCGGTAAAAGATTAGTTGACCCTTTAACAGGTGAGTCTTTTAGACCAGGGCCTGAAAGTTTTGCAGGAAAACTAGGTGGCGGTATAGGTGTAGTAGGTGGTTTTATATCAGGTGCTCCAGCAAAAATATTAAAAGTTGGTGGAAAAGCATTAACATGGGCTACTGCAAAAGCTGGCAGAAAAGCAACCTTTGCTAAGACTTTAAAAAATATACAAAAAGCTACTACTCCTTTAACAAGCTCTGACCCTGCTGCCCAAATTTTTAATAATGCTTTACAAGGCGGAGTTTCAAGAGCTGTTATTAATGCTGCTAAACCAGGAATTTTAAATAATACAGATAATTTTGTAGCACATGTTAGTTCAGGGATTAAAGGAAGTATAGATGAAGCAGTAGAATCTGGTTTATTAAATAGAAAAACTGCAGAATCTATCGGTGATGTTTACACTAAGTATTTATCAGATAGACCTCTAACTTCTATGATAGATTATTTTACAACAAATGCTACAAATTCTAGGTTAGCATATACAGTTGGTGCTATAGTTCAAGAAGGCTTGCAGTTTGGTATATTAGATGGTATTAGAGCTGGAGTGCATGTTGGATTTGGCTTAGATGATAAAAATCACCATGAATATGATTTAATGGAACCTGTATGGGGTTTAGGTATTGGTGGTGCATTTGGTGCTTTAAAATGGATGAGACCTGCAGGTAAATCTGCATCAGGTCAAATAGACTTTAAATCAGGTATAAGGGGTCAATTAGCTACAAGTTCTAAATTACTTAAAAAAGATAGCTACCAAACTTTAAAAACTAAAACTGAAGCTCTTGGAGCTGATGCTAAGGTCTTAGGTCAGCAAGTACAAACTGTAAAAGTTTTAGGCAAAGACTATTCATTTGATATGACTAGTGTTGAATCTGAAGTAGTAAGAATATTAGATGCAGCAGGTTTAAAAGCAACAAGTCAAGCTAAAGGAGATTTAGTAAGAGAAGTATTAGCAAAAACTTCTAATAAGTATGGTAAAGAATTAATTAAATGGGCTGGTAAAAATGAATGGGCTAATGTTGCTGAAAATTGGCCTAAGATGGTTTTAGGTGCAGGTATTATGAATGCTAGACTATACTACGATATGTATAATGGAGAAAATGTTGGTACCGATGATTTAATGGTTAATGTATTATTAGGAGCTTATCTTAATAGACGTGGTACACCAAGAAGAACAGATATGTTTCCAGAGCAAATACAAAGATTGCGTTCTGGGTTACATACATTAGGTGTTTTACCTCCTGAGTACATTCGAACTAACCCATTTAGAGTTATGCCTACATTAGACCCAGCTAGAAGCAGCTCAATGAATCCTTTTGCATCTGATATAGAATTAAATAAAATTGTAGCTCATGCTGAAAAACTTGGTTTTACAACAAATAATTTCGATAAGATAGACACTCCAATTAGTAAAGAAACTTCTCCAGGAATGTTTGACTTTACAACAGGCTATGGAAAAAGATCTGTAAATCAGTCTGGAGAACCTTTACCATTGTTTCATGAATTCTATAGATTTTTAGAAGGAGCTGCAAATAAAAAGTATGTTAAAAATTTAGACAATATTTCTGAATCAGCAGCAAAAGAAATAGAAACAATGCTTCAAAAGAAGTTTAAAGATGAAGCTGATATGAAAATGTACATGCGTAAAGTTGTTGATAATGCTGGTGATAGATTTGAAAACGAAATTGTAGGTGCAACTGTAGATATGATGAAAGTATTAGGTCAAATTACAGGTGGTAAAGGTGATGGTACTATTGGTAAAATACCTTCTACAATTACAATTAGTGAAACTATTATTAAAGCTGCAGAAGAAGGTAAGCTTCATAATTATATAGAAGAGTTTAGAGGAGTACAAAATCAAGCTGATGCTTTAAGAAATTTATTAAAAAAAGCTAACATTATGGTTAATACAACTTTTGAATTAATGAGAGCTAATAAAAAAGAAACTGACCAAGCATATATTATTAAAGATTTTGCTCAAATTAAAGCAATGAGAGATGTTATAAACAATAGAGAAATTGCTATTAATAATGAGTTAGGTATTAAAAATGATGCAAGTAATAGATTCCAATTTGAAAATGCTTGGCAAATGACTACATATTTAAAAAATAGAATAATGAACAAGAAAGCTAGTTCATTTTCTAAATTACTAGATAGAAACTTAGAAGTTAATCAAGATGTATTTCAAGCATTGTTAGATTCTGGATTATTACAAGCAGATGGTTTAAATTTAAATCCTAGAAGAATTGGAAGTCTTGAACAAGTAAAGCTTGTAGACAATAATTTTGTTTCCATTAAAGACCCTAAACTTGTTGGTGATAGTCAAATGTTTTTAAATTCTATATTAGAAGTATTAGGAGCAAAAGGACAATATGGTGTATCAGAAGCTCCTGTTAATATTACAGTATCTCAAATACAAAGATTAAAATCATTCTTAAATAGCAAAGGTCTTAATGTAGATCCTGCATCTTTATCTATGTTCTCTACAGAAACAGTAAGAAGAATAACATTTCAAAACTTTAAAGATTCTAAATTAACTCAAGAAAATGTAGGTGTTTTTCAAGCTTTATCTTCTTTAGGTGGATTAGAAGACACTGGTCAAAAGTTTCATTTAATGAAATATAGTAGAATTAAAGATGGAAGACCAGTAGGAATATTAGCAAGTAAAATAGCTTATGAAGGTTCTACTGAATCAATCAAAGAAATTGTTAAAGAATATAATTCTTATGTAGAGTCAATGAAAACTAATGGAAAAGTACAAGGAAAGAATGAAAGTTTTGTATCCGAAGGTCAAACATTTACTATTACAAATGAAAATACTTTTTTAACTATTCAATCATTATTATATGATTCTATACATAAAACTAATGGTAGTGCTAGAAAAGAACTTATGGATTTTATGCTTTCAGATATAAGCAAAAGTAAAGCAAAAGATGCTACGCTTACATTTATGTCTGCTTATCCTGAAAAAACGTCTAAATTAATCAAATTAATGATAAATAATGGTACTTTAGAACTTAAAAAGAATGACGGAAGTCTTGATGGCACATATGAGTATTATGTTAATAAGGAGAAATTTGGAAGAAAAGATATACAAGACAAAATAATCAGTTTTATAGAAAGATATGGTATTAATCTTGATACTTTAGAAGTTATGACATCTAATGCTGAAAAACATTTAGAAACTTATCTAGAAAATACATATGGAGTAGGAGATCATAAAGCTGGTATTACAGTAGACAAGTTTTTCCAATCTTATTTACCAAATAGTCAAAGAAGTCCTGAAAAAATGAATGATTATTTAACTGATAAACTTTTTGATATAAATAATAACTTTAGAGGTTATGAAGCTATCAATGATATTATGACTGAAATGACTATTCCTAGAGGTAAAGAACAAAGAGCTTATAATGATATTATACAAATATTATCTAATAAGATTCAAGGAAGCACAAAGAAAGTATTTTACTTTTCTGATGGTGAAGTTAAAGTTAAGGACACAGATTTAGCAACTTATAAAACTCCTTATTTTACTATGTTAGATAAATTAGGTATTAAATATGCTCTAGTTGATGGCATGTCACATGATTGGGTTTTACATCCAGATACTAATAGACTGTTATATCAACCATTAGATATATTTCAAAATGAGTCTAATATCATAGGAAGAGCAGATAAAAGAATGATTCAACAAAGACGTGAATTGTTTATGGATATGTTATCTAAAAAAACTGATATAGAAGGTTTTGAATCAGGTTTAACTATGATTGATATGCCTGGATTAAAAATGTCATTAGCTGTAAGTAAAGCAGATGTTAATGCTATTAAAACAGCTTATAATGAAATGTACACTAGACAAATTAAAAACACAGAAGAGGGTAGTTTAAGTAGAAAGAAATTAGAGTTTTACAAAAAAAGATTAGAAGAAAGTGTAAGTGTAGATGATTTAGCAAATCCTATGGCATTACAAATGATGATTGCAGAATCTATGTTTGTAGGAGCTAATAAGAATGAGTTTATTAAATATCTTGAAATGGGTCCTGGTAATGCTGATTTAAATAAAATGTTTGTTGGTAGACAAAAGTTATTTAATACAATGAAATTTAAAAGATTAGATAAAGATTTATTACAAGCAATGCAAGAGTCTAATATGTTTAGTAATTCTAGCTCAGAGTATAGACTTTTAGACAAATATATTAAAAAGAATAAAGTTGGAGTTACTGTTTTTGATGATAGTTTAGGTAGTTTTAATCTTAAACAATTATTTGAAGCAGAAAATGGAACAGGTTCTTGGCAAAAATATTACGGAGATAGAGCTAAAGAATCTTCTCATGATAGTATTAGTTTTATATCTAAAGAAATGGCAGATTTTTTAGGAATAGCATATGGAGCTCCAGGTTCTAGGGTTTTTAAACCAGTCATTAGTTCTCAAGGAGAAGGAAATTTAATGTATGGTAAAACAGAATTTGTTTATGACCCTAAAATGGATGCGGTATTTAAAGCAAATCCAGGTTTAGATATATTAATGGCTGCTAGTGCAGAGAAATTAAAATTATATCAAAATAAAGATTTAAATAATGTTGCAAGTGAAATGTTGCAAGTAGAAAGAGAGTCGTTTTATACTACAGGAAAATTTAATAGTAATAAAATTATTGATATACCTTTAGAAGCAATAGGTATACAGAAAATACCTGATCACTATACTCCAGGTAAAATATCACCTAGTGTTCTTAATACTCATACAGATATTGATTTAGGTAAAAATCTATACAATGATTATTTTGCTGACAATTTAGCTAGAGCTTCAAAAAATATAACTGAAATATTGAAAAATCCATTCATTGAATATGAAATGATGAAACGTATAAAAGAAGGACAAACTACTGGTAAATATGAAGATTTAGAATTGCTAGACAGTTATGATGCTAATAGTAGTTTGCAATTAGAATGGTTAAAAACTAGTCCTTATGCTTCTATTGATGTATTTGGACCTGGTGCTAAAATGAATCCACTAAAAGCAAGGTATTTAGACCAAGCAATGGCACCTAGTACAGAGTATATGTTTAATAACAAAAGATATAGATTTGGTGGTAAATCTACCATCATGCAAGATATGAATACAGCTTTAAAAGGAACTAAATTTAATCCAGAAACAGGAGAAATAGAGCGTTATGGAGAGATTATGCTGCCATATGATATAGGAGCAGAAGGTATAGATTTTGCTAGACGTAATTATGATGTTAGAGTTATTAATAACAAAACTAATAAAGTAGAAAAAGCAGAAGATATATTTAACAAACTTGGCGGTTCAAAAACTTTTACATATTCAGATATTATGCAAAGTGCTAAACCTTTAGAAGCATTGTTTAATGTGTTTGAAAGAGGTGCTTTAAAAGATTATGATATTGCAATATCTACTATGAGATTTCCAAGAACAAGACCTAATGATTTAGCTTTATTAAGATTAAGAGGATTTAATGATAAAGGTTCTGGCAATGTAACTAAAGTAAATCCGTTTGATGTATATAATATATTTGAAGGTGATTATGATATTGATGCAGTAGATTTTACTTGGGCTGGTAGTAAATCTTGGTATGAAAATATTAAACGTGCTAACAAAGTATTTGTTCCTACAGCAGATGCAACTAAAACTAGTGAAATATTACCTGAAATTGAATTAGGTTCATTAAATCCTGAAAAAGCTAGCAGAGAATGGAATGCTTTAAATGGAAATCAAAGAGCTTTATCTGGAGCTAGAGGATTAGTCCAGGCTACTTCGGCTTTAGTAAAACACGCAGATAATATTGCTGCTACTAAACTAAATCCAGATAGAAGTACTAGAAAGGTTTTATTAAGAAATCCTAATAAGAAGGAAGGAGAAATAGGTTATTGGGAAGTAGAAATGGATTGGAATAATGGAGATTTTCATTTAAGACAAGCATTAGAAGGCCAAGTATTACTAGATGCCTCTTCTCCTGATCCTACTTTATTAAACAAAGTTAAAGATTGGAGATATGATTTTCTATTTCCTGAATATAATGTTGACCCATTACTAAATAAAACTCTGTCTAAAGACAATTTTATAAATACAGATGGTTCATATAATACAACAAATTTAAGAGCTTTTATTAATGGTAAAAAGAATAGTGATGGCGAGTATGCTAATCATAGAGTAAGGTTATTTAGAAGATTTGAGTATGTATCAGAAAATGGCAATCTTGTTAAAAAAGAAGTTAAATTACAAGAGCTAGATAAAGATTTAATTAAAAATATATTTAGTGAATACTCTAAACTATTAGAAGTAAGTCCTGGTAGAAAAGTTTATGGCAATAATGGTAGTAGTAAAAATGCAAATTATGAAGATATATTAATTAGAGGAGAAAGATACTTTACTAACGCTAAAAACTTTAGAGGCAATCAATTTAATAAAATCAACTATAAGAAAGAATTTGACGAATTTCGTAAAACTGAATATTATAAATACAGTCAAAGTGTTAACTCTATGCTAGGTAATCAATTTATGGATTATTTTGCTCCTAAATCATTTAAATATACAGATGCTAAAGGCAATGTTAAATATGATAAAAAGAAAAAGTATGCTACTAAGTCTCCATTTGCTTCTGGAGTTGAACAAAATATGAGAGATAGGTATGACGGTGTTCAGGGAGGTGTAGTAGAAAGATCTATAAGAGAAATATATATGAAAGACCCTCTTAATACATTACATACAGACACTAAAGTTTTAACTAAAGATTCTTTTATTAGACAAGAAAATCTTGCAAATGAAATACTGCATAATGATAATATGAGTATTCAAGAAATGAATAACTTTATACCTCAATTAATAGGCAATATCAATAAAGATATATCAACTATTAAAAGATTGCAATATCAATGGGTTCAGTTAAATAAAAGTAGATTTAAAGGCAAAAAAGCCAAGATGGATGAATTGAATAGACAAATTGCAGAATTAAAAGAAAAAATTAAACCTTTATTAGGTAAAGCTTATTGGAAGAGTAGAAAAATAAAAGATGCTGACAGGTTTAACTTAGTAGATATATCAAGTGATAAAAATATTATTGATGGAACAGTACAGTATTTTACACTAGGTAATTTAGCTAGAGCTTTTCCTATGAATAAAAATGCTTTTGGTTTTAAATCAGACCTTAAAGAATTGAGAACTTTCATAGGTTCTAATTATGCTGGTCAAAGAGATTTGTGGGGATATGGTAACTACGGAAGAAAAACTATTGCTACTGATGAAGTTAAACAAAGAATGTCTGAAGTTAGAAATACTAAAGAAATAGAAACAAGAGCAGATGAAATGCTTGCTAAGGCTGTTTCTAAGCATGGTATTGCATTTTTATGGGAATTTGCTATGCCAAGCTCAACTAGCATGGAAAATAAAATAGGAGTATTTAATGGTAATGTTATGCCTGTTGCAATTAATCCTAGTGGTAATTATAAAAGAGCTATTAGGTATCTATTAAAAGGCAAAACAGGACAATTAGACCCATCGGTATACCAAAGAACTAGTCGAGATCAATTTAAAGCTGTTTTAGAAGGATTAGCTGAAGTTGATTTTACTTGGAGAAGATTTTTTAATGGTCAAAATAATTTTATGCCTCTTGATGCAGCAGAAGTATCTAAATTAATTACATATCAAATGCCTAAATACTCTTGGAAAATGAATAGCATGTTCAGTAAATATACAGATATTAAATCTGATAAAGAGTTAAGTCAATTTAATCCATTTGGAATGGGTAAAAAATATGATATGAATATTGCTTTCTTTAGATCTTTATCTAACTTGGATAAATCTGTAAATGGAAAAACTTTTGAAGACGGAACTAGTATACTCTCTTATACTAATCAATTAATGATGGAAAATGGTTATCTTACTCCACAAAAACATTTAGCTCTTATGGCTGATATAAGCACTAAATTAGGACCTATGATGGAAAGAGTATTTCCTAGTACTGTAGATATACATACAGGCGTTGCTCAACCATTAAGACCTTTTGATATGTTAAACAATCCTATGTATATTTTACTAGGTGGAAGTCATATGAGTGGTTCTGGTATGAGTTTAGACCCTTGGAAATCAATGAGTCCATATGAAAAATCATCTGTTAATAAAATGTTACGACAAGTAAATGATATGAAGAATACAAAAAAAGATGTTTGGCATGAGTCATTTTTTGAAACTGATTTAAGATTAGATGTTAATAAAAAACCAGAGGAGTGTTAAATGGGTTGTATGCCATCAAAAAGACATCAGGATATATATAATTTAGGTAAAAAGTTTATGAATGAACCTGAAGTTAAAGCTATATTTCAAAATCCTAGTGAACTTGTATATAAAAAATACCATCAAATGTTTGGATTTAAACCTAGTGAGTGGAAAGCATTCCAACCTACAGGTGCAGATGTTCGTAAGTTTAAACAAGAAATGAAGTATATGCTTAAACAGATTAAAAAAGACAAAATAGGTGGTGTGCTTGCATCTAATATATATACTACTTCAGGAGTAGTAAGACGTAATCCTATATTGGCTACATTGTATGATGGCTTTTTAAATGTTAATCATGCATTTAAAGGTAGACAAATTATTGGAGACCAAGATTTTAGTAAGATTTTAGGTTCTTTAAAAAACGAAGCTACTGTTACAGGTATGTTATCAGAATCTGGTACTTTTAAAAAGGCAACTAAGAGAGCAAAAGATTTAGAATCTAACATAGAAAGACTTTTAGTTGATGAACAAAACAATATCCCAGGAACAGATAAAAAATTAGCAGCAGCTATGGGTAAATTAGATCAATTCTTGTCTAAAGGAGAAGGGAAAATATTTAAAGATTTTGTAGAATTAATAGAATCTAAAGACAAAGGCTTAAGGTCTATTCCTGCAGTTCAAGATATAGTAAAAGATAGATTAGGTAAGAATTTAAATTCTGGTAATATTAAAGATATTAAAAATGCTATTATTAACTCAGGCATTACACAATCTGCTAATATGCAAAATGCATTAATTAAGTATGTAGATGTTATGCATTCTCAGTATAATATATTAACTAATGGAGTCAATGCATACATTAAAGGTCAACAAGCTGCATTATTAGCTAAAGGTATTACTGATGTAAAAGCATTAGAAGAAGTTAGAGTTAAGTTATTAGAAAAGTTTTTACCAGATGAAAAAGCTGGTTATTTCCCTCACTTTAGATATGATTTGAATTCTTTATTTTTAGATAATTTAATGCCTAAAATACAGAAGCTATCAGAAAGTACAGAAATGGGAAAACAAGGCGGAATAGATGCCGCTATTAAAGAATTAGACGTATATGTATCTTCAAGAGTGAAAAAGAGAACTAAAAACTTAGATAGTAAAATGTATTCTATGAATTTTCCAGTAGTTGTTAAAAGATATATGGATGAAATAAATAGATTTAACTTTGTTGCACACACACAGCAATATACTATGGAATCTTTAATGCAAGCAAAAAAAGCTTTTAAACAAGGTAAAGATTTAGAAGGTTATGGGTCTCAGTTAGTTGAAATGATTAAAGATTTAAATCAAGCACAGATGGGGACTAAAGATATTAGAAGTGATTTTTTTAGAAATAGTAGTAGAGCTTTACTTAATTTAGAATTTGTATCAAAACTTGGTTTTAACATGAGATCTGCTGCTAGAAACGCTACTCAAGGACTATTAAACTTTGTAGAGTTTGGTAGTTTAAATATGAAAAAATCTCGTGACTTCTATAGAGATGAGCAAATGTCTCGTTTAGTAGATAAAGCTATGGATGAGTCTGGTATAAGATTTACAGAATTAACTCCTGAACAATTAGAAATTGCTGGTAAAAATGTATTTAATGAAAGAGTACAGTTTGACTCTGGTGGTGAGATAACATTTAAAAACCCATCTAAAATGTCACAGTTTGCTGATTTAACTGGAAGACTTGCGAGTGTTTCTGGTGGAAAAACATTAGTCCCTTATTTAAATATGAGAGGTATAGAAAACGCTAATAGAAGGTATACATATCGTTTAGCTTTTTCTAAAATGTATTCTGATTTAAAGACAAACGATGGCTTTAGACAAGTTATGATTGAACAATTTCAAAAAACTAGAAAACGTGATATATCATCTAAAGAATTTGATGCAGAGTTATTTAAAAGGTCTAAAAACTATGCTGAAAGAATGACTACTGCTTTACATTTTGATTATTCTACTGTATCTAAGTCTAAATTAATGCGTTCTCCTGTTGGTAGGTTTATGTTTCAGTTTCAACATTATGCTCATAAGTTTGCTGAATATAATTTTGGTATTATGAGAAATGCAAAAAATTCATTAATGGCTGGAGAAGTAGGTTTTAATACTGAATTAGGAAAAGCCTATAGAATGGGATTAGTATATGCAATAGGCCCAGCTATGATTAGTGCAATTACTAAAAATGATTGGTTTAGAATGATTCAACATGATACAGCTTCTAGAATATCTCAATGGTGGACTTTATTTACTGGTGATGAAGAAGATTTTCAAAACGCTACATATGGCAGAGGAGCTATAGGTGCATTATTTGGATTTCCAGTATTATCTGATGCTTTAGCATTAGGCGAGTTATCAGAACTTTGGGATCT